GTTCAAATATGGCCTCTGCGAGGTTTGTCGTCTTAGGACGCTGATCTTGTGGAGAAGGTGCCAACTGGGTCTCTTTCGAGAAAGCCACTAAGTTGGATCTTCCGTTTTTCCTGAGGAGAAAAACGATGGTACGGACATAAATTGCCGTACAGGGGGGGAGGAGTTGGTCGAATTTTACCGAGTCGACCGCTCGATCCTGGGTGCACACCGGAGTAGTTGTCTAGTTTTAGGTCCTGCGACCACATCTTAACCGATGTTACGTTCAATGAAAGAAAGTGCGCGACGTGCGAATACACACGCACAGCGTTTTGGAATTCCGCAGGCGTTGCGACCGGACAACGTCAAGAAAAGCGGCGAGAGCCAATCCGCACCGGGCGAAGAAGACTTGTAAAAAGCTAGTCTCCGTGGAATCGACTCTAAGTAGCGAAACGTAAGGCCTTCTTCGGAAGGCAGTAGTAGCGAAAGGGGGCTGAAGCGGGGGGTCGGGGCGGGAAACCGTCTGGCTGGAGCAAGTCAGTTTTGGAAGTATCGGACAACTTCCTGACCCAAGGGGAAAGACCCTGTATACGGTAAGGAGACGCTGGGCTCCTTTTGGCTTAAACACCCAAAATACCGGAAATTACCAGCAACTAAGACCTCCTACTCGGGCCACATTGCCGAGCAGGCCAGGCAATCCTCTGGTGAGGTGTCAGAAACCAGTTGTATTAGCGAATTGACAAGGGCCATGACTTGCATGGCAGAATTTCCATCAAACAGATCCCGTAATAGGATCACCCGTTTGGTGGGCCGATTGAGGCGGCGTCTCCAAAGAAGGGGAGATAAATTCGAAAAGACTTGGAGGGTCTTACAAAACCTCTTGCGAGCCTGGACCGCGCAGGCGAAAGTAGACTCCAACTTGGGAGGTGAAGAAAATGATGGTGTGGCGACCATCGGCGAAAGTGGCGAAAGTCACAGTCAGCAGAGCCCCGAAGAAACAAACTTCGAGACCAAAAATACCGTCGCCGAAGACGTAACGAAAAGGGGAAATGAGGTTGGATCGGCACCAGCCGCCTCAGTGGAGAACAAAGGAGTAGATATAGCGGGATTGGAGTCGGTATGCAGGCTGCTTAATAATATCAGACTTGACCCTAACGGGAACCAAGATGATGAGCAGTCCCTTTGCGATCATATCTGGGGGAAACTTCAGGATATGATGTGTGTACCGGAACAATTGAGAACTTCACGGTGCGTGAAGGCTGATTTGGACGCGATGGTCGAAGAGTTCTTTGGAACAATGGACTCTCCTGATGCACCTAATCAAGACCTTTGGACGAGCGCAACGGTCTTTTCTCTGTATCTCGCCAGAAAATGCCTGATCGTCAACAGGCGCGAAAACCTAGAAAAAAGTAGAAAAAAGATGATTGACTTAGTTACTTCAGGACGACCAGAGGGGGTCGATCCGGTCATGGAGAACCGGAGCAAGGCTTTCATGAGTAAGCTCGTGAGGGCTCTGTTTACAGTAAGAAGTCGTGATTCGTTCCTCAAGAACAAACAGGCACAAGTGCCTACGCAGAGCGCGGCTTGCGTTGAGGGGAAAGTAAAAAGAAATCTTTTCTATGGCCTTTCGAAGGCGGAAGGGAAGCCCTGGGTAATTCCTAAGGCGATTCTTTCTGGCGGTAAAATCCGAGTGATCACCCTTGACTCTTACGAGAACATGACTTACGCACGGTTCAATGCGTACATGTTTGGGAGGATCCGCCGCCAGAAGTGGGCAATCGCGGGAAGGAGTGTCCAAGAGTGGTGGGACAACCAGGGTGGGAGGCTGAATGATTACAGCGATGTGTGTAGTGGTGACTTGCAGAGCGCCACCGATACATTTAACGGCGCTCTAGCCGATATATGTATTGAACATGTCGCGAGGTTATTTGGACTCTCAGAGGGAGAGTGTGAGGAAATGAAAAGTTTCACAACCCGAAGCTCATTGAAGGTTGCCGATGGAGACTTTCGACAGCAGACACGAGGCCAGTTGATGGGCAGTTGTTTGTCGTTTCCTATACTTTGCCTCGTTTCATTGACCGCCTGGGCCGTTGGAACAGATTTCGATATAAAAACAATAAAAAAACAGAATAACGAACTTCTCAGGGCTCTTGCAAAGGAGCCTCTTGGAATTAACGGTGACGATATTGTCTTCGGGACTGAAGATGGTGGCGCTGGGTGGCAACGAGGGGTTGCTAGCATCTGGGGGATCGTCAGTCCAGGGAAGAGCCTACTCTCAAAGTGGGCCTTCACCGTTAATTCTGAGCTCTGGTGGAGGGAGCAGCCTCACTGGGGAGAAGAGTTCGAACATGTGGGTATTTTAAGGCCCTCCCTGCTTATCGGCATCACAGATGGCAGAACTGCATTTGCGGAAGAGTCTTGGGAAGAGTACGCCAGGTCTCCATTGTTTGAGAGCGCAGCCCTGAGAAAGCTGATCGAAAAACGACTTAAGACTCACCTTCCTCCCTCCATGGGGGGGTTGGGAACGAGCTGTCGTTTCGTTCTAGACGATGTGAAGGAATGGTGGAAAAATCAAAGACAAGGCAAGGTTGTAGTGCGTCCAAGCGCGTGGTGGGATGAGGAAAAAATGCTAAATCTCGCGGAAGACCATAGAACGTCTGTCCGTTACCTTGTGCCAAATGACAAGGTTGAAGAAGTGATGAAAGCAATCAGAGAGCCGTATGTGGGGCTTCCGGAATGGACCGAGACGGGGGTCCAGCTCGCCGACATGGACATGCCGAGCGATTCCGTGCTACGTAGTCTCTTCGAAAGAGAGGTTTGGAA